GTCTGGATCTGGTTACTGGGACTTGTCAACAAGTGGTCAAGCGCCGCTAATTAATAATGCTCCAGCTGCAAATGGTGATATACTTATTACAACAAATGGTTTCACTGCAAGTGCTGGATACACAATTATTCTTGAGGGTAAGAAGACGGCTGGATATTCAAGCCGCGAAACAACTGACGATGGTATATCGCCATAAAAATGATTCGCTTTAAACAATTCTTAGAAGAAGCATCAACGATTAAAACAAATCGTGTGCGAAATCAAAAACTTCAAAGAAGAAAAATCGTTTCGTTGCGCCCTGGATATCGTGTACAGAATGGTAAGCTAGTTCGTATGTCGCAAAAAGAGAGAATGGCTAGACATAGGGCTCAAGTAGTAGGTGCAAGAAAAAGAAAACCAATGCTAAGAAAAATACTCAGAAAAAGAAATCTCTCAATGAGAGTTAGAACAAGATCGGGGTTAAAATGAAACTTATCACAGAAATAAACGAACAAGTCAACATCATCAATGAAGCAACCGAAAGTGGTAAAAAGGATTTCTTCATTGAAGGACCTTTTCTTCAAGCAGAAAAAAAGAATCGCAATGGCCGCATCTATCCAATGGCAGTAATGGAACGTGAAGTTAATCGTTACGTTGCTGAGTATGTAGATAAAAATAGAGCATACGGTGAACTAGGTCATCCATCAGGGCCAACACTTAATTTAGAACGTGTGTCACATATGACAAGGAGTCTTCGCAAAGAGGGTTCTGATTATATTGGCAGAGCGAAAATTATGGATACACCATACGGTAACATTGTTAAAAATCTTATGTCAGAAGGTGCAACACTCGGCGTTTCATCAAGAGGCATGGGATCTCTCAAAGAAAAGAACGGTGTCATGGAAGTCCAAGACGATTTCTGGTTAGCAACAGCAGCAGATATTGTAGCGGATCCTTCAGCACCAGATGCATTTGTTCGTGGTATTATGGAAGGTAAAGAGTGGGTGTGGGACAATGGTATCATCAAAGAAATTGATGTTGACACATACAAAAAAACAATTCAAAAGACACCAGCAAAAAACTTAGAACAAGTTCAGATGCGTGTATTTGAAGATTTTATTTCAAAACTATGATTTTTATAAATATGTTACAAATTGATTTATTCAATATACGCAAAGGAGAAACCCATGGGTGTTGAGAAAAAAGAAATCTCTGAAAACGAAAATTTAGAAAACAATGTGGATGACGTATCCGCAATCTTTTCAGGTGAAGACCTTTCAGAAGAATTCAAAACAAAAGCAAAGGCTATTTTTGAAGCAGCAGTTTTAGCTAAGATTGAAGAAAAAGAAGCAGCACTTCAGGAAGAATTTGAACAAAAACTTGAAGAAGCGCAAAAAGAATTTACAGATAATATGGTATCAAAGGTTGATGAGTATTTGGACTATGTTGTTGCAGAGTGGATTGAAGACAATAGAGTGGGTATTGAAAAAGGCTTGAAAGCAGAACTCGTAGAAGACTTTATGCTCGGTCTAAAGAACCTATTTGCAGAACATTATGTTGACATTCCAGAAGATAAAGTTGATGTAGTTGAAGAATTTGCTACAAGACTTGATTCAATGGAAGAAGAATTGAATAATGCTATTTCCGATAACGTTGCACTTCGTGCAGAAATCAATGGTTTCAAAAAAGCGATTGTTGCATCTGAAGTCTCAGAAGGACTTACAGAGGTTCAACAAGCTAAACTTGAATCGTTGGCTGAGAATGTTGAATTTGTATCAGAAGAAGATTATAAAGAAAAACTTCTCATGATCAGAAAGAAATATTTTGAAGCTGAGAACATTGTTGAAAAGAAAGACTATGCGGAAGATGGTCAATCGCTTGAAGAAGCGTACAGCCCATTGATGCAGCATTATGTAAATAGTATTTCCAAAATTGTCAAAAGATAATTTTTTATAAATAAAAGAAGAGTTAAAATAAAAATACTCATTCAAATTAAGGAGAAAGAGAAATGAATATTGATTCCCTAGTTAAAAAATGGGCACCAGTTTTAGATCATCCAGACCTTGGCGCAATCAAGGATACACATCGTCGTGCAGTTACAGCACAACTTTTGGAAAATCAAGAAATTGATTCACGCACAAATGGTTCAGCAGGATATCGCAATCCACAATCGTTGCTAGAAACAGCACCAACAAATGCAATGGGTGCATCTTCATCTACAGCAAGTGACGGCGCTATTGACATTTATGATCCAGTTCTCATCAGCTTGATCCGTCGTGCAGCACCAAATCTTATTGCTTATGATATTGCTGGTGTTCAGCCAATGACTGGTCCTACTGGTCTAATTTTTGCAATGCGTTCACGCTATGCAGTTGCAGGCCAAGGCGCAACAGGTACTGAAGCATTGTTTAACGAAGCAAATACAACATTCTCAGGCACAAACAGCGGCAACACAATTGGTACACTTCAAACAGGTGCTACACCAGCTCTTGCTAATGCTACTAACTATACAGTTGGTACAGGAATGACAACAGCGCAAGCTGAAGCATTGGGTGATGGTGCAGGTAATCACTTTAATGAAATGGCATTCAGCATTGAAAAGATTTCCGTTGTTGCTAAGAGCCGTGCGCTTAAAGCAGAATACACAATGGAACTTGCACAGGATCTTAAAGCAGTTCATGGTCTTGATGCAGAGCAAGAACTCGCTAACATTCTTTCAACAGAAATTCTTGCTGAAATCAATCGTGAAGTCGTTCGTACAGTTAATCTTTCGGCTACAGTTGGCGCACAAGAAAATGTTGCAGTTGCAGGTACATTCGACTTAGACGTTGACGCTAACGGTCGTTGGTCAGTTGAAAAATTCAAGGGTTTGATGTTCCAACTAGAGCGTGAAGCAAACGCAATTGCTAAAGCAACACGCCGTGGTAAAGGTAACATCATGATTTGCTCTTCTGACGTTGCTTCAGCACTTCAGATGGCAGGTGTTCTAGATTATACACCAGCACTTGCAAACAATCTTCAAGTTGATGACACAGGCAATACATTCGCAGGTGTTCTAAATGGTCGTATTCGTGTTTATATCGATCCATATTTTGCAGCATCTAGTGGTGTTCACTATGCTACAATGGGTTACAAAGGCACATCAGCATTTGATGCAGGCTTGTTCTACTGCCCATACGTTCCTCTTCAAATGGTTCGTGCAGTTGGCCAAGATACATTCCAGCCAAAGATTGGTTTCAAGACACGCTATGGCATGGTAGCGAACCCATTTGCAACTTCAGCAGCAGACGGTACAATTTCTTTCAGCAACAAGAATATTTACTATCGTCGCTTTGCAATTACAAATTTGATGTAATCCGAAGCATATCGGATCTTGAAGGGGGTCGCAGCGACCCCCTTTTTTGTTTTCATAAATAGAAAACAAAAAAGGAGACATGATGTCAGAATATTTATTTGAACCAGTCAATAAAAGTTTTCTTTCTGATAACAAATTTGAATTCGTAATAGAAAGATTACCTAATCTAACATTTTTTATACAGTCAATCAATTTACCAGGAATCACGCTGCTAAGTACAACTGTTAATAATCCTTTTGTTGCTACGCCAATTCCCGGTAATCAATTAGTGTTCGGCCAATTAACTGCTGGGATCATAGTTGACGAAAATCTAGAAGGTTGGGCTGAAATATATGATTGGATCACGCAGCTAGGCAATCCAGAAACTAAAAATAAAATAGGCAATCTTACCAAAACTCCTGGTAAAACCAATAGTATTACGTCAGACGCAGCGTTGATTATAAAAACTAATGCAAATAATCCAAATAAAAAAATAATTTTTAAAGATTTATTTCCAGTTGAAATAGGTGAAATTCAGTTTACATCGTCGGGTAGTACGCACGAATTCACAACTATCTCTGTAACATTCGGTTATTCACATTATGAATTGACATCTCTTAATTAAAATGTTATAATAATTTTATTTTAAGATTATTTTTTTATTATGACACTAGATCAAATTTTAGAAGAATGGCGCAAAGATGCTGAGATAGATTCTACAGAGTTAGGTGAAGAATCAATCAAAATACCTCAGCTACATAGTAAGTACATGAAAATTTACTTTGAAGAAAGACGCAGACTTAAAGCGCACGAGTTTGAAATCAAAGATATATCATTAAAAAAGCATGAATATTACAACGGTAGAATGTCTCAAGATGAACTGGATGAATTGAACTGGAATCCCTTTCCTAAAAAACTCATGAAACACGAGATTGAGATGCACATAGAGTCTGATTTAGACATTATCAAACATAACATGAAAATTGTCAATCAAAAAGAGAAGATGTCTTTGCTTGAAGAAATCATTAAGAATTTGAATCAAAGAAATTTTCAAATCAAGAACGCTATAGAATGGCGTCGGTTTACTCAAGGTGTATAATCAAATTATTATCAGACGGCTGAACGAAGTCTACATAAAAGTAGAATGCGAACGATCTATGGCCGCGGAGTTGTCTGAATATTTTACATTCTATGTACCCGGTTACAAATTTATGCCTGCGTTCAGAAACAAGCTGTGGGACGGTAAAATTCGCCTCTTCAATACACAGAACCATACACTCTATGCTGGTCTGATTGATTACGTTAAAAAGTTTGCGAAAGAGCGAGAATACGAATACGAGATTTCAGATAATCTAGAACTTGAAACAGAATTTTCAGTCAAAGAAGCATCAGACTTTATTGCTACATTAAATATATCTTTTGAAGTTCGTGACTATCAATTAAACTCTTTCATAAGATGCGTCAGAAAAAACAGAGCATTGCTTGTTTCTCCTACAGCATCAGGCAAATCGTTGATCATTTATCTACTCACACGATATTATAACGCAAAGACGCTTATCATTGTGCCTACTATTTCTCTTGTTGCACAGTTGTCTAAAGACATGCAAGACTACGGATATGACAGTGATAAATACATCTATCAGATCATGGCAGGTATAGACAAGAGTCCGAATAAACAAATTGTAATTTCTACATGGCAGTCTATCTACAAATTGGATACAAAATGGTTTGATCAGTTTGATGTTGTCATAGGTGATGAAGCACACCAATTCAAAGCAAAATCCCTCACGACACTGTTATCTAAAATGACACGATGCAAATATCGCTTCGGTATGACTGGTACACTAGACGGCACTCAAACACATAAATTAGTTTTAGAAGGTTTGTTTGGTAAACAATTTTCTGTAACAACAACAAAAGAACTTATTGACTCAGGTAAACTTGCAGCATTTAAGATTAAAGCATTAGTTCTCAAACATAGCGAAGAAAATTCTAAAAATGCTAAAAATTATAAGTATCAAGATGAAATAGAATACTTAGTTTCAAATTATGAAAGAAACAGATTCATAAAAAATCTTGCAGCAAGTCTGAAAGGAAATACTTTAGTTTTATTTCAGCTTGTAGAAAAACATGGCAAAGTTTTGTATGATATGTTTAATAGTACAATAAAAGATAAATACATTTCTTTTGTTCACGGTGGTGTTGATGTAGATGAAAGAGAATACATTAGACAATTGACAGAAAACCAAAACAATGCTATAATTGTTGCATCATATGGCACCTTTTCTACAGGCATCAATATTCGGAATTTGCATAATATTATATTTGCTTCACCGAGTAAAAGTAAAATTAGAACACTTCAATCTATTGGCCGTGGCCTTAGACTCGGTGAAAATAAAGAGACTGCAACTTTGTATGACATAGCAGACGATATGTCATACAAATCAAAAAAGAATTTCACACTGATGCATTTTACAGAACGAATGAAAATATATGGTGAAGAAAAGTTTGAATATAAAATTTACACCATAGAATTAAAAAAAGGATAACATTTTGGACATACAGATAATTAAATTGGTTACTGGCGACAATGTAGTCGGTGAAGTCATTTCAATTACACCAAATAGTATCATTCTCAAATTTCCTGTTCGTGCAGCTTTAATACCTAGGGATACTGGATTTAATCTTGCTTTGATTAAATGGGATTTTTTATTTTTTACTGATTCCGTATCTTTTTATAAATCTGCAATTGTAGCAACTAGTCAAGTCTCTTCCGAAATGGAATCAGCATATGTTGAGTCAGTTATAAAATATTATGGAAACCAATCAGTGACAACTTCTGAGATGGAAGATTTAGAAGAACTAGATAATACATTCAGTACAGCTAAGAGTGATACTATTCATTGATCACCTCTGACACACCCATTGTATCAATACAATTTTTATATGTCAAGACATTTTTTGACGGAGTAAATTATGACAAGAAAACATTATGTAAATAACGAAAAGTTTTTAGAGCAGATGAAGGAGTTTCGTGATAAAGTTAAAACTGCGAAAGAATCTGGTACACAAAGACCTAGAGTGCCGGAGTACATTGGTGAATGCGTCTTCAAAATTGCATCACACTTAGCACGAAAACCAAATTTTGCTAATTATACTTTTAAAGACGATATGATTTCTGACGGAGTTGAAAACTGTCTCCTTTACATTGACAATTTTGATCCAGATAAATCAAGTAATCCATTTGCGTACTTTACTCAAATTATTTACTTTGCTTTTCTTCGGAGAATCCAAAAAGAAAAGAAGCAATTGTATGTAAAATATAAAACAATGGAAAATGAAGTCATTAATTCACTCATTGAAAATAATGGTGAAGATTTAGTCGCAGGCCATTTAAATGGAATTCTTCATGATAGTTATAGCGAAGAGTTTATTCGTGATTTCATCAACACCTTTGAAGATAACAAACGCAGAAAAATTAGAAAACGTAAAACCAAACTTGAAGAATTTATGGAGGACGATGATGCAAACGCCATTGCCAGTGCAAGTTGAACATTGGTTAAAAATTATAGACAACAAAAGATCGCCAAATGATTTAAAAGAACAGGCGATGTTGCATTTAACACACATTCGTGATACAATAGACAAACATTTAACCAGTGCAAAGTTAAAAAAACGTTATGAGAATATGTCTACTCGGTGATACACATTTCGGTGTCAGAAATGATAGCAAAGTGTTTCATGAATATTATCAAAAATATTATACCGATTTCTTTTTTCCAAAACTCAAAGAACTCGATGTAAATACCATTGTTCAATTAGGTGATTTATTTGATCGTAGAAAGTACATCAATTTTCAAACGTTATCAGAGTCACGTAAATATTTCTTTGAACCACTCAAAGAATATGGTATGACAATGTACACTCTTTTAGGCAATCACGATATATTCTGGAAAGAAAGCGTGTCTGTTAATTCACCAGAATTGTTGCTTGCTGATTATGGTAACATTCATGTAATCAAAGAGCCGACTCAACTTAACCATTTGAATATGGATCTTATACCATGGATATGTAAAGAAAACGAACATCAAATTATGGAATACATACAGAAAAGTAATTTACCAATTTGCTGTGGCCATTTTGAATTAGCTAACTATGCGATGATCAAAAATGTTCAGCCACATCACGAAGGGCTTGACGACGGCTTTCTTTCCAAGTATCATAGT